TGGCGTTGTCAATACGAGAGAAGTTGCACGAGCCGGAAGGCTGGTGCTCCTCGGGTCTCAGCGCGAAAGAATACAGGTTGATACCGGTATCAGGGGCGCGAGTGTGGTGCTGCCAAGGCTGAACGAGATCGAAGTAAGTTCCTTCGCGCTCAGAGAAGCGGTCCTGGCCGTTAAGCTGGAGCTTGGCAGTGACGACGGGGTTCTCACCCCAGCAGTGCATGTCGAGAGAAGTCTCGGTGAGGACAAAAGTGCCGGCATCAGAGACACCAGAAAGACCGCCAGCGCCGAAGTTGGGCAGGTTGTAAGGAACTGCGTTATCAGCACCACTCCACCAAGCATTAGTTCCACTAACAGAGACATCGGCGGCACCGGCGTCGTTGAAGAGACCGGAAGCGCTGATGTAAGAGCCGGTGGTGAGGGCAACACCGTCGTGAGAGCCGAAAGCCATGATGGCGTTGGGGAGGGCATCGACGGCGTCGGTGTAGTTGAAGGGCTGAGCACCGAGGAGGCGGTTAAGAACGGTGTTGGACTCAAGAGAAGAGCAGTAGTCAACGTTCTTGTCGGGCTGGACAACCCAGATAAGCTCCTTAACGGGGTGGTTGAAGTTGAGCTTGATCTTGTTGGAGGAGGAACCGACGGACTCATCACCGGTGAACTGAAGCTGCTCGATGAGGTACTCGTGGGGGTTCTGAGCCATACGCCTGCGCTCGTCGGTGTCCAAGAAGACGTAGTCGACGTAGAGGGAGGCGGCAACGAGAGACTGGTTGTAAGCGGAAGTGACCTTCACGGCGGAACCAGCGGTGTTGTTCAAGGAGGACATAGCCCACAAGCACTCCTCGATGGGGCGGATATCAAGGTTGATCTTGACCTCGTGGTACTGAAGAGCGATAAGGGGCAGGGCCAGACCGGGGTTGCGGCAGAACCAGAACTGGAGGGGGACATAGAGGGTGGTCTCGGGGAGAGCGTTACGGGGAGCGCAAACCTGGCGAGGAGCGTTGGCATCGCAAGGACCATCGATGTCGTTGAAGGAGGGGTCGGTGATGAAAGTCAGCTGAGTGGTGTTGCCGATCATCTTGAAGTAGCCGCGCTGCTGCTCGGTGGACATGGTAAGCTGGTTCCAGATGTGCATCCAGTCACCGTATTGGCGATCGATACGCTGGCCACCGATCTCAACCTCAACCTGAGAGATGAGCTGCTCACCGGGGAAGTCAAGCCAACGGGCATAAACGCCGGAAGCACCAGAGGTGTTCTTCAAAGCCTGGCTAATCTCAGGGAGAGTAACCTGAAGATAAGTGCGGTAAGCCAAATCACCATTACGAGAGATGGTGCAGGTCACGCGGCGACCGAAGTCGGCTTGGCCATTGAAAGTCTGCTCGATAGACTCCATAGCGAAGTTAGTGTGACGCTTGTAGCTCACCTTCCAGAAAGTGATCTGGGGATTACCAGTAAGGTAAACGTCTTGGGCGCCATAGGCGACAAGTTGCATAAGTCCTCCACCCATTATAAAATGCTTGTTATACTATTGAAAAAGAAAAAAAATCGCAGATTTTGACATATTTCCGCAAAAGAATAGAACAAAAATACGAATTAAATAAAATTTGCTAAACTTCTAATATACGGCGGTGGTTGGTGGTGAAATCACGTTATGTCATTATTTAAGTATAAGCCGCCGAAAAAGATTATTCTTGACGAGCGAAGCATAACGACGCTTGATAGCAAGCACAAAGAATTACAAGGTGAGTTTCAATATATACAAGATACAATTATTCCAGAACTTGAGAATGAAAAAAAGTCCCTAAAAGAACGTCTTCGGATTCTTAAACATGGCGGAGGGGATGAATGTGGAAGTGGCAAAGATGGTGGAGGTGGCGGCACCAACAGTAACGACGGAACAAACCACGAACATACAGAGGATACTGATGAACATTCCGATAGTCCAGAAGAAATGAAAGAAACAGAACCGGCTAAATCCAAATCAATACTTGAAGAATGTCTTGAAATTCGAGATCGAATCAAAGAGATCAACGCCACAATCAAAAAACATCAACAAGACTATAAGAACTATTACCTAAATAATAGTGAGTATATCTTCGAATATTTTGAAACCAAGAAAACGATTACAAATGGCGGTTCGATGAAAACGAAATCCCTAAATGCGTTCTTCAACCTCCCTGAAGCGAAGAAAACAGAAGAACTTTTCAAAAATCAGCACAATAATGTGGAAAAATACATGTCGAGTATCGACCAGAATTATATGGATGTTTCTAAATATGTGTATTCGACAGATATATGTCAGTTTTGCCGGCAAGGTGAAATGATACCCATCGAAAGTGAAGGTATTCTGGTTTGTAATAAATGCTCTAAACAAGTCGTTTTTCTTATTGATAATGAAAAACCGTCATACAAAGAGCCGCCTAAAGAGGCATGTTTTTATGCTTATAAACGTATTAACCATTTTCGTGAAATCCTAGCACAATTTCAGGCGAAAGAAACCACGTCGATACCGGATCATGTGCTTGAAAGCATTAAACAACAGATCAAGAAAGAGCGAATCGAAATATCTCAATTCACGGATAAGAAAGCGAAAGAGATTATGAAGAAACTCGGGTTTAATAAATACTACGAGCATATACCATTTATTAAAGATAAGTTGGGGATTAAACCGCCAGTCATGACGCCAGATCTTGAAGAGCGGTTGTGTAATCTTTTCATGGAAATCCAAGGACCATATGCGAAGTTCTGCCCAGATGACCGGGTGAATTTCCTGAATTATTATTACACGGTGTATAAATTATGCGAACTTCTTGGCCGACACGAGTTCCTGCCGTTCTTTCCGATGTTGAAAGACCGAGAGAAGCGGATCGAACAAGACCAGATTTGGAAGCAGATATGTCTCGAATTTGATTGGGAGTTTATACCGACACCTTAATTGACTAAATAGAGTTACACCGACTAGTCATCACCATCACTATCACCATCACCATGTTCAGTGGATGCGTCTGAAACATCATCAAAAGCATCAATGTCGTCAAGTTGATTCGCACCAATTTTTATACTTGATGGAAGTCCCGGCACGGCATTCGGCCATGTTAATCTGAATTCACCAATAGGTTCGTCATTATCCCAACGACCTTTGGCGATTTTACCGCTTTGGTAAATCAATTCTCCAAGTCCATTCCTTTTATTATTATGCCAATTTCCTTTGTAAGTTACGCCGTTATTCCACTTCATCGTTCCAAACCCATTCCTTCTCCCGGAAGACCATTGTCCATTATACACATCACCGTTATTCCACGTCATCGTTCCATTTCCGTGTGGCTTATTAGGCTCAATATGTCCTTCATAACTACCATCAGGATACGTTATTGTTCCGACATAGCCACCAATCATACGAATCTTTCGTGTTTTCGTATTCTTTTTTTTCGTATTGCGTTTGGTTTGTCGCCGTCGTTTAGTGTGATTACGTTTTATTTTATATGAAACCATATTCAAATAATAGTAATGCTATAATATGATTATAAAATAATACTGTCTTCCTAGAGTTACGTGCGCCTCGCCTTCAGCCTATGATTTCGCACCGACCCCACTCCACCGCTGGCCAAGCTATGTGACTTATAAAATACTTGTGCGTTATTGGTGAAAAGACCAAAAAAACGGCATGGATTGTATGGTCGTGCTGCTGCTTCTGTAACTGTGAATTCATACACTGTAATATGATAACTACCGTTATTGCGAAGGGTTATTATATAAGTTCCAACCGGAGTGTCTTGCGTTGTAGTGATCGCACCGGTCGTATTGTTCATCGTAATTGTTGGATACGAACCGACTGTCCCGCCACTGCTGGCGATTTGTAAAATCGAATACGACCGACCACTGATTAGCGCCGACGTGCTCGAAGTTCCAGCTGCGGCAGAGGAGGCAAATAAACGCACGATTGCGGGTGATGTCGGAGCACCAGTGACAACCGTCCGTGTATATGGTGTGTGTCCCATCATGTAAAGCTCATACGGTGTGTTGTTGCCGGCATACACCCATTTCACACCAACCGGCAAACTCGACGAAGCAGGAACACCTGTAAGCACCGTATTTGCGCGGACATTACTCCACCCCGAACTAGCATTTGCCGCCTCGGAGTAATTATTTGCGAGTGTGATTGTGCCGGTATGAACCGTAAAATTTGTATTTACGTTTGTGTAATTAGCCACAATATAACTATGAGCATGCTGGGTTGTCCCTGTCGTATAACAATTTGTAATTGTTTTATTCGTAGAATTTGAACCAGGAACTCTTCCGAGAATACCGCCACCGGTGGCTAAAATCGCACCGATCGAATAACAATTGGCGACAGTAACGGCACCTGAGTCACTTCCAATAATACCGCCGCCAAGGTCGTTGATTACGCCTGTGCTATAACATTCGCTGACTGTGTAAGTAGTTCCGCCACCACCGCCGTTGGTTCCAGTTTCATGCCCGGATATTCCACCAGCATTCTCCGCAATTGTGCCAGTAGAATAACAATTGATGATTACAGCACCGCCAGTAGAACGCCCTGTAATACCACCGGCCGCATGACCTATCGCACCCGTTGTCCAACATGATTCACAGCGTAGTTGTCCAGCCGATGATGGAGAATAACTTCCAAAAATACCGCCACCAAATTCGTGGATTTGACCAGAAGAAGAACAACCTACACATTTAACTGGACCAGAATAATGACCCACGATACCACCACTGTTATTAGTGATGAGTCCGGTTGAATGACAATTGATGAATACATTACTAGACGCAGATGTATTATTTCCAAAATGCCCCTGACCAAACCATCCGCCGCCATTCACAAGATCTGTCACACCAGCTGCGCGAATTTCGAGGTTCATTACATAAATATTATTGTATCCAGAAGTGCCGCCGCCATTTCCAGTTCCGTTTTGAATAAACCCTGGATAATTCGTGATTCCATTGATTGTAATGATAGGACGTGTTCCGTCTGGTTTCAATAGACGAGACCCGAATTGAATGTTATCAGTAGCACATACAAAATAACCGTTATTTCCTCCAATGGTTGTGTCGATCGTTATATCTGTAATGAATTCGACGGTTAATACGCCAGCTGCGGTGTTCGAATTATATATATGCGAATACCAATACATTTCATACCATGTGATTAGATCTATACTGTATTCTACCATTTGGCCTACTGCTGTTTGGCGAACATATACAGTGGTTCCACCAGGCCGATAGATCTGAGGACCTCCTACTGGAAAACCATACTCACTCATTGGACCCAGCAAAAGACGTGGTTCTGTGGTGAGGGCAGCGGTCGTTCCGACCGTTTCGTGAGAAAGCCCCTCCGAAAAAACGTAACCATATCCACGCTGGATCGGATACGCAATACCATCTATAATAAGATTCCCTGGACTAGTTGTCAAATATACTAAATACGTATTTGAAAAATGAGACACACCACTGTCATGATGTGCCGGAGTATCTCCAACGATCCATCGCATGGGGATCGATGTTATGTTGGATAATTGAAGATCTGTCATTTTAAACAATTCTGACCGAATCATTGGCGTTAATGGAATGGTAAAATATTCAGAGATACCATGATTTATAGAAGTGTTCGTTGTCTTTGATAGAATCCGTGTTTTTGCTGCGCCAACTTCTGGACGTGAAATAATCCATTCAAATGTATCATTTGAGAGAACGTCGGTGTATTGCCGTATCGTCATATTCAATAAACTGGTCTAATGTGTAATGTATAATATAGATAAATATAATATACATTCGTTCGTAATTCTACATGACTGTGTTTCTTTCAAACATGTGTAATCGTTGTTGCTTCTACTTTTACCCATGATTCTGGGCATAAATCACGGGTATCATGTGAAACCCCCGGACCAAACCAAACACTCGGATAGCAAACAATTTTCGCAGGATTCGCATTGAAATATGCTCCCCACCAACTAAATGTGCTATTTGGAATAATATTATGGTCACATACACTCATCAACAACATTTGCTGCCAATCTGCGATGGTATCTCTCACCATATGAAATCGAATATCACGACCATATGTTATTCCCGATTCATCCTTAGCACATCGGTGTTTCAAGAGAACGACGTTCCTCTCGACAATTGCTTTGTCACATGGTTCATAAAATATTATAAATGAATAGCTTTCATTCAAAGAAATACTTGTATGTTCAATGATATGAGATATCGCATTATAATAATAGTCTAATGACATTACAGGATGAATGTGTAAATTCTGAACAGAGTCGCCAATTCGAAAATGAGTGCTTACGAGAATTCGTTTTTTGGATGGACTTCCCGGATAATCTCCGCTCCATTCTTCACTACCGTATATGTTTTTGATCCATGTTTGTTGCTGTGGTAGTTGAATCATATCGCATATTTCAGTGTATTTATCCTTAAAATATTTCTCACTTTGAAAATAGCCATGAAGACGCAACGGTTTTACATATTTCGCTGTATCCGATGGAACCGGAACATAACGAAAACTGTTTTCATCCCATCGAGCCAACGATTGAAACATTTTATCTGTTACGTCATTACTTGGGGTAAGATATTTCCGTAAGCCGCGCAATAATGTCGCCCAATGTGTAAATCTTGGGTGTCCAGGATTGCCAGGTAATCTCTCATAGTTCATAAAAAAGAACGTATCCTTATTACGAAGTGCGGCGGCAATCGTGTTAAATATTTGAAACAGTTGGTTTCCCAACCCTCCCATGATTGTTATCGTTATCATGGTATAACTAAAATATTGGTATGATTTTATATTCTGTATTTTGTATTTTGAATCAATATGAGTGAATCACGCAGGTATTTTATGCCAAGATTTTAAACATAAGTCACTTGTATCATGACAAGATAATACAGGTCCAAACCAAATACTTGGGTAACATACGATTTTATCAGGATTGTCATTCAAATACGCACCCCACCAACTAAATGTGCTATTTGCGATAATATTATGATCACATAGACTCATTAGTAATATTTGCTGCCAATCCGGAATTGTATCTTCTATAAAGAGAAACTCGATATCTCCTTTACAACGTGTTTTCAATTCATGAATGTTGTTTTCAACCTTAGACTTATCACACGGATCATAAAAAACAAGAATGCGAATCCCCTCGGCGGACGTTTGTCGTGTTTGTTCTATCATATATGAAATTGCTCGTTGATGATATTCGATTGTCATTACTGGATGAACATTTACAGTTGCGGTGTAATCGCCAATTCTAAAATGCGTGCTGACCAAGACACGTTTTTTATTAACATTTCCGAACAAGTCGGCAGCCCATGATTTATTCGCATAAAGTTCTCTTATTTGTGTTTTTTGTTCTGTAAGTTGTAACATCACGCATATTTCGTTGTATTTATCTTTAAAATATTTCTCATTCTGGAAATAACCAGTCAATCGGAGCGTTCTATTATTTGTCTCTGCTGGAACAGGGCTGAACGTAAAACCTTTTTCATTCCATGAAGGTAAAGATTCTGTTTCTTTTAATGAATTCTCGTTCAACGGTTTTAAATAATTAGATAATCCTTTGAATAACGTGTCCCAGTAGGTATGACGTGTATGTCCAACATTTCCTCCCAAATTGTCATATTTTAAAAAAAAGAATGTATCGTTATTTCGAAGTGCGGTTGCGATTGCTGTAAAAATTTGAAATAGTTGGTTACCCAACCCGCCCATGATATTGACTGTAATCATATTGTAGTAGTATAATGAATATACATGACAAAACTTTAAGTTACAAATCTAGTTTCATAAAAGTTAAATAAATAAATTACGTAATAAGTATGTATCATTCGATTCCATTTCATTTCATTCCATTCGATTCCATTCCATTCCATTATGTTGCGTTCCTTTTCTGATATTAAAAATGCGATATACATTAATCTTGATCTTCGCACCGACCGCCGCGCCCTATTTGAAAATCAGATGGAGGTGCTTAACGCACGTAATCCTGCCGACTACTCGTTTTATCCTGTATCTAGATTCTCTGCTATCTATCACGAACACGGTGCAATTGGATGTTCGAAAAGTCATCTAGAATGTTTGCGTATCGCCAAAAATAATGGTTGGGATCATGTTCTCATTTTTGAAGATGATGCTTACTTTATTTATCCAGAAGTGCTGGTTCATCAAGTAAATTCATTCCTTTCACGGTTTCATGATAACTGGGATGTTTTGTTACTTTCTGGGAATAATTTTCCGCCGTTCAAAGTAGAATCACCTGATTGTTTTCGTGTTGCGAATTGTCAGGTTGCGACAGCTTACCTTGTGTGTAGCCGATATTATGATACATTAATTCGAAATTTTGAAGAAAGTCTTGCTGGCCTTATTGCGAATCCTGAAAACAAACCAGAATATGCTTGTGACATGTATTGGAAACGTCTTCAACGTAGTGACAGATGGTATCTTATTACACCGATTTGCGTGATTCAGCGACCTGGATATAGTGATATCGAAAAACAAAATGTAAATTATGAAAAAATGATGACTGATTTGGTAAAAAAGAAACCGCCACAGCGAAGATAGTGCCGTTATTCCGTTCGACATTCATGTCCGCTTTGATGCCTAGTTATCGGTTAAATACTGATCAACCACCCACCATCCAAAATCACGATCACTCGGGTAATGATGACCTGCCATAATGCGAATATTCGCACATTTGGTCGCAATTTCCATCACTGCTTGAGTTTTTGCCGGAAATCGTCGAGCGAGTATTTTCGCTAAATAATAGGCCTGAACTGCGTGACCCGATGGGTATGATGGTGTATGCGCAGAGTCTGAGTGAAGAAGCGAACCGTTTTTTTTGTTAATGAGTTCGGGTGCGATTTGTGCGGGGCGAGCTCGATTATACATCCATTTCAGCATTTTAGTAACAAACATTACGCGAGTGCTCGTCATGATTTTCTTCATTTCTTCGATTGTCATTTCGTCGGGTCTGATTACATTCGTAAATGCGGATGCTAGATTCATGTCAGTCATACGAAAAAACGCGATGTCACTCGGCATGCGCTTCATAATGTATTCACTTACAACAATATTCACCTCTCCACGACTATCCGGAAATGCCTTTCCAATTCCAAGTATCGAGAGATTGAATGATGGATACCACCAGTAATATCGGGTGGGTTGGACGAGAAGAACGATAATATATGTAATTAATAGTGCGACGAAAATACGAAAATGGTCGGGGTCTCGTTCTATAATCTTGTAATGATAATTACTAAATCTTTCCCGTAATTCCATGACAGCCCCACTTTCTTTTTTAGGCGGAGTAAGTCCGATCCATTTCCGAAAGTCATTCCATTCGGGTATCATTTCTATAATATATACTACTTCAAGCATATATTATACACAAATGAGTGTGAGTCATATCTTCATAATACTTATAGTTTATACGCGGAGAGGGGTGGGGAAGCCGACGAGGTTGGCACCGATACCGAAGCCAGCACCGGTTCTCGCAGAAACAGCAAGGCTGGGAACATAAGTGTCCAGAATACTGAAGGTAGCGGCAGCAGTAAGAGCGATCAATGCGACCTCATCAAAAGAAAGGCTGCGTTTAGGGATAGCATAGGCGGCGATGGCGACCATAACACCTTCCACCAAATACTTAATGGTTCTCTTGACGAGTTCGCCTAAATCAAAAACACCGGACATTTGGATGATTTATTATAAATACTAATAAGAAATTAATATTCTTGATGGCGATGAATTTACGCCAATAAATATTATATTGCGTTAAATCACTTAAACAAGTATGTCATACTATATTATAATTCCTTATTGTTGAAATGTCATCGCATACATTCCCCCCATCTGGCGTAGAACTCAAGCACACTAAAACCGGTGATGTAAATCCTAAATATATCGATCTGTTGGAGGAAGATAAGCCAATTGCCGGACAGAAATTTGCGTGTCTTTCTTTTGTTTCACCGGAACATATTTTGAAGCAGAAGGATCATTTCTTTTTTGAGAAGTTTCTTCATTATTGGGACTACCAAAAGTCGATGGAGAAGTTTATTCAGTTCCTTAATTTCGTGTCATTTAAGTACCATGTCAGTTTTGATAAGATGTCTGCCGATTTTCAAGAATTTGCTAAAGAAGAGAAGGAGATCCTTCAGAAAACGAACATCTATGATGAATATAAGACATTTTTGGATAAGCATGAAGATGACCTTGAAAATGAGTTCAATGAAAAGCATAGTTTCCAGACATCGGTGCGTGGCTTGAAAGTTCGTGGTGTCTTTGGCTCTCAAAAAGAGGCAGAATTGCGTTGTCAGATGTTGCGTGAGGTGGATCCGAACCATGATGTATTTGTTGGTCCCGTGGGTATGTGGGTGCCGTTTCACCCGGATGCGTATAAGACCGGTCGCGTCGAATACATGGAGGAGACCTTGAACCAGTTGATGGCAGAGAAGAAGAAGAATGAGGAGCAGGCAAAGACGGAGTTTGATAAGCGTGTCAAGGAGACCAAGGCAAAGGCGATTCAGGAGAATATCAAGTTGGCAAAGGAGAGTGGGAACAAACTCACGCAGATGTTGGCGAATGACGGTGAGACGTTGGTGGATGCGAAGCCGAAGGACATGGACGCGGCCAAGTCGGATGGAAGCAGCATTGGTGTCGGTGGCGGTATTTGGAATGACGGCGATGATTCATCGTCTCTCTCGATGACTGTCGAGGAGATGCGTAAGGAGCTCTTTGAAAGCGACGATGTCGTCATGGATAAGAAGAATGACCACGGATTGTCGCGGTTGTCCGGGGCGGGCGTGCCGGATGCGAAGGAGATGGATAACGTTAATTAGTATTTGAATAATCGAAATGAAAATAAAGGTCATTATTACTACTGGAAGATACAGTAATAATAATGTCGTATGCTTATTATATTCTAAATTATTTTATCTACCATTTTTTGGTAAATGTCACGTTGGCGTTCCAGCCGCTAGACTGGCTATACCCGCCACCAAAACTAAGAGATGAATTCTTTGCTTCAGCAGATGAGGCAGAAAAATCGGTAGAAGACATGGTCTTCGGGTGTGTAAATTGAAGAGTTCGCATTGAAGAACGACTAATGAAGGGTGTGAGTGTTATAATAAAACCTAAGATAATAATTCCGAGATTAAAATCCAAGAGATAAAATGGTTGTTTATTATTACTGGTCGTATGAATTCGTTAGTTAGACGGATTGCGCAATACAGTAATAATAATCTTGAAAGATCGTTTTATCTTTGACACTGCGGCTCATTTTGGCGGTGGAGAACCCTTCATCCGTGGCAGCTTTCGCAATGGTATTCCACGTTTTGATGACTTGATTGGAACCCACTAACCGCTTTTCCACCTTCTTGCCTGTGGCTGAAAGTTGAACACGAATCACCGGATTTGCCTGTCCTTGAATAACGGCTTGCGTCATCATGTAATAACTCTCTTTCAGAGCGAGACCGTAATAGCCTTCATTGGAAGTTTGATTTTCAGCCCAAATCGTCGCCTTAAGTGCGTTCGGGCACGCATTCAGATACATTTTCAGGTTCTTCAAATCGGTTTCACTGGGTGTCTGTCCCACAGAGATTTTCCATTGCTGATACTCTTTCAGAAGTGTAGAATTCAGAATTTTACCACGGTCAGAGAACTTACAGCACTGGAAAATAAAGGTTTCAACACTGAATTGTGCCGGGTTTTCAGCCTCGGTTGCGATCACCTTCTTATATTCCACTGTCTTCAACTTGATACCCTGATAACCGTGAATACGGTCGATGCGCTTGGGTTTGAATTTGACGTCCATATAATGTTTCAATGCGTGAAAGGTTTCTTTTGCGGGTTTCGTGTGCGACCAAAGACGGAATCGTCCTTCAAGGTTCACCGACTCTTCTTCGACATCAGGTCGCACGATACAGCATGTTGCGACGAACTCGTCGAACTTTTTCGTCATTTCATTTTCAGGAAGAAGAATGTGCTGGGTGAAGGGTGATTCATTTTCGGTCGCAACGACTTGAAGTGCTTGCGATTGTTGTGCGATCTTCTCTTTGAGTTCATTATTGGCGAGGGTGAGTTCATGAATCGCCTTCTTTTTTGATTCAAGGTCGCTCACGAGTTTCGCATTTTCGTCCTCCAATTCTTGATTGCGTTGAAGCATACGGTTGAAATTTTCAACATTATACATTCTTGCGTGAATGATATCCTCGATATGTTTTGTCAAGCGGGCAATTGTAAAATTTGTGCTGTCGTATGCGATGATTTCGGTTTTGTTTTTACCAGCGACTTCAATCATGCGAAGTTGGCGTTTGATTTTTGGGTGGGCTTTGATATGGTTTTCAATTTCGGTTCTATTTGTGACACGGAATGCGGCTGCAAGAATGAAATTATTGTATATCTTATGATGATGTGCGACGCGGCTAGCGAGGTCGTTGGTTTGTCCGAATTTGATGAGTTTCTCGTTGTCGGCGTTAGTGTTGTCGATGGTGCCGAAGTAAATGGTTTGAGTATTCACAGGAAATTGGCTGATAAGAGTTTTTTCGACGACACGTTTCTTTTCTTCGGTCAGGGTGATGGTGGCTTGGTTGAGGGTGGTGGTGGCTTGTTCGAGCTGGGCGTTCTTTTGTTCGAGTTGGGCGCGGAGTTCGCTGGTTTCGGTATCAAGGATTTGGTGGAGTGTTTCTTCCATCTTCATGTAATATTCATGGATTTCACCCGCTTTCTTGGTTTGTGCTTTAAGGCAGAGAAGTTTGAAGCAACGGATGGTGAGTTTGATGGTTTGCTTGTTGTGGCCGCCGTGTTTTTTGGGTTTGTCGGAACCGGATTTGTTTGGTGAGTTAGGTAATTGGTCTTCATCGGTTTCGGATGATGTGACCATTTTATAATCAACATCAAGTTTAAACACAGATTCTATTAATAATCTTACATTTATCTTTTGGGCAAATCCTAACCATTTCCATACATCATCCAAATCAACAACAAAATCAGTATTCTTATCATAATTGAGGTAACAATAAAAACTAGCAACAAACAATTGCTGTTCAAATGTATTGAAGTTTTCTTGGAGTTTCTCGAGAAGGATATTATTATATTTTTGAGACAACTTTGTAATCGGATTTTTCTCGATGAGTTCAACAATGTTGAGGGTAGCAGCCGAGGCGGCACAGGCGGAGGACATCGAATGAGCGTATGTATGCTATACTATGTATAGACAGATGTCTTTAAGTTGTTTTAAGATACACAAAGCAAGATTTATTAAAACAAGAAGGACGTGTATAATTGCTTTCATTTTATAAAGTAAAACCTTTCATTAAAATACTAATTTTTAAATCTTGCTTTTGTTGCAACAAAAGCAAGATTTATTAAATGCTAATTTTTTGACATATTACTCTCCGAAAAGTGCACAACTTGATTATAAATTTCTAATTTGGAATGTTGCTTTAGTCTATCCTAAAGCAAGATTTATTATTAAAATGCTAATTTTGGAAAACCGCTACCCCGAATTGCGAAGCGCTTTCCTTCACCACTTACTCTTCTTCACATTTATCTTCGGTCCCTTGCTATTTTTCGCAGCATTAGGATCATATGACTGCTCGCCTTCGTCATCAGAACCGAGATTCTTGGAGATTTCCCAGAACTCCTTACTGCCGAGCTTGAATGGTCCGTGCTGCTGTGCCTTATACCAGAAGATTTGGTCTTGTAATTTGTTGGATTTCGCGTTATTATTGATGACGAGACACTCGTAATTCTCGGTGCATTGGTCCATCACCTGACAAAAGCTCTCAAAAGTAGGGAACATACCCGCATAATTGTCGTAGATTCGCTTACGATTCGCAATATATGGTTCGCGGAGAATAAAAACGTAGTCGATATTCGTGCGGAGATTTGGTGGGATACCCAAAGGATATTGCATTGTGATGACTAACATGATCTTCCAATGTCTCCCGTTCATGAAGAGGAGCCGCATCATCACGTCCTTCGTCCATTTGTTATCATACAAGCAATCATCCAATACAACGAACGTCCTTGGGTCAATGGATGACTTTTTATACGTATCCATTTCCTTTTTGACTTGTTTTAGCACTGCTTTTTGGCGCTTGAGAATATTTTCAATAATGGCGGTATTATACGCATCATGGATGAATAGTTTTGGCACATGGGCGGCGAAAAAGCCGTTGCCGGCCTCCGTGCCGGAGATGACGGTCCCAATGGGAATATCTTGGTGGTGAAACATCAAGTCCTGGACGAGGAAACTTTTACCGGTATCACGACGCCCGATGAGAACGATAACGGGTCCCTTATTTTCATCGGGACGAAAGCTGATGGCCTTCATATCGAATTTTGCGAGTTCTAAATTCATGGTGAATAACGAATAAAATGGTGATTTGATTCCCTCCAGCGATACAAATGATATATATTTTTTTGTGATGTTTTATACGAAGTGCGAATGTAACATGGACACTACTGCCCGTTTAAAACGTATATAAAACTTCTATCGAACAATCATATTATTATTCACTATTTAGGAGAATGGCGACGACATCAACACCGACATTCCAACTTCATTATCGAAAACACAAATATACTCCCGATAAAATTGACTCAGCACTGCTGTATGACATTCAGAACTATATTCCTATTTATACTCGGTTTTTTGATATCAACGAGACAAATTACAACGGAATTCAGTTGAATCAGAAGTATTATTTACAAAACATTATTCAGCATCCTAGACAAATTATGGATGAAACAATGGATAGCACCCCCACGAATTCTAGTTCTCTAAATCATTTAGAAACTGTAATTGGTGATGACGCCGGAAATACAACGAATGTTCCTATATTTGTGAAATATTCACCGCTCTTGGATCCGATTCGATATTTATCTGGAAAATACGAATCGCCAACGACAACAATGAATGGAAACACCTTATCTACCATCCCCAAAACGTCGCTTCCTAAATATAATTCGACACCCGAAAACTGTGAAGAAAAAATGCTGAATACGAATAATTCATCGTATGTGGATGGATTTTTTTCATATTTGACAAGCCGTGCTCTTCATACGCATGGTATTGTTCATGGACTAGACTACTATGGAAGCTATCTTTGTAAGCAGCGCGAGTTTTCAACGAATGTATTTGATGATATTGATTATTTGGCTGATTGTTCCTTTTTTAATACATACGAAAATCAACGATTTACGATCGATTATTCACAATTTGGCGATGATGAATCCAGTATGCGTGATCATAAATGGCTGAAACTACGAAATAAGTTGAACCCAGTATTACAAACTAGCAACAAACCCATCACAATTCTCGAAGATGTAGTTGAATTTGAACCTAATATTACGAACACAGATACACTGTCACATGAATTAGATTCCCATCTAGAAAGTATTTGTAACGTTGTGGAAATAAATGTAAGCGACTTTGATTCACAAGTAAAAGAAACAAGTGATGGGGTAATGCTACCGAAAAACTCGAGCAAAAATACTACTTGCGGAACTCACGAAAATAGCGATAGCGATAGCGATAGCGATGATACATCACAATCAAATTCATCTTATACCACGATTGACTGCGATGATGATGAAGAAGAGACAAAGAAACAAAAAAATCAAAATGGTAAGGTAGGTGATGACGAGGACGAGGACGAGGACGATGGCGAGGACGATGGCGATGACGATGACGAGGACGATGACGAGGACGATGGCGAACACTCTCACGAAGAACACAGCGGCGACACTGATAGTTATTCTGACTATAGTGACGACGAACAAATCATCGTAAAAATAAACGACTTTCCAATTCAGGCAATTTTACTCGAAAAATGTGTAAATACGCTCGACCATATTATGATGCATGATGAACTTACAAAAGAAGAATGGACGTCGCTGTTGTTCCAAGTTATCATGACACTCGTCATTTATCAAAAGATGTTCGCTTTCACACACAACGACCTTCACACGAATAATATTATGTTTATTGAAACTACTGAAGAGTTTATTTACTACTTATACGAGGGACAGTATTACAAAGTTCCAACGTATGGTCGTATTTTCAAAATCATCGATTTCGGACGTGCGATCTACAAATTCCGTGGAGAGCTTATTTGTAGTGACAGTTTTCACCCAAAAGGCGACGCAGCAACCCAATACAATTTTCCACCTTATTACAATCCAAATAAGCCAACTGTCGAACCAAATTATAGTTTTGATTTATGTCGCTTCGCTTGCGCACTTTTCGACTATTTCATATATGATTTGCGTAAAGTAGAGAAACTCTGTAAAACAGATCCGATTATCAAATTGGTTGTAAAATGGACTACGGATGACAAGGGACGCAATATTCTCTATAAATCAAGTGGCGAGGAGAGATATCCAGATTTCAAACTGTATAAGATGATCACTCGTTCAGTTCATGGACACAATCCTGCGAATGAAATCCACAACCCGCTCTTTCATGAATACAAAATTACATATAAAAAATATAAAAAACATGCGTCAATCTCGGCGAAATTCCTGAAAGATGGTAAGAATACACATATATTTATGGATGTTGATACATTACCGTGTTACTGTGACGCATTATAGGTGTATTTCTTTATACGATTACTCTCTCTTCTCCTCCTCCTCCATAGCACGACGACGCCGCCGACTTTCAAGAAACATCTCTCGGTGAGCTGGAACTCCATTCTTTGCGATAAACTCGATTTGTCTCATTGTCCATCCCATGCTCGCACCAGAATGTCCGACTTCCATATTATCGCCGACAAGCGTAACAATCTTATCATCACCATAACTGAACATAAATCCACGATCGGCGGGAGGACTGTAGTTTGACAGATATTTCCAAACGTTGATTTCTTTCTCTCGAACACCGGGTAATTGACCGACGCGAATAATCGAACGCATTCCGTCACGAATCATGTCTTCCGACCATTTGTCGTTCATATATGATAAGTCACATTGATGAACAGCATCCAATGAACAAGGCCAGTATTCTTCCCTTTGTGAAACAGGGACACGCTCCAATTCAACAGCAACAGTTTCAATAGCAACGACAGACGACATTACGAAAGCGAATAATAAAGAATTCATGTCTTCATCTTCAATATAAACATAACATTTCAATTTTATGTTTATAACAAACAATTACACGACAAATAAGTATTTGAAATATTCATATTCATATTCATTTCGTAGCAGAAACGATTCGATCTAACACCACGCCAACAATAACGCCGAGTGACAAGCTTCCTGATAGAAACCCAACAATCGCAGTAATCAACATAACAATCCATCGTCGGTCAAATGATTGCGGTTTGAATAAACTATCCCAGTCGCCTGTTTTATAAACAACAAGTAACATAACGCCTACTACCGCCGCAATCGGGATTTCGTTAATGGCGCGACCAAAGAAGAGACATATGACAATAAAAAGCACACTTGTTATTACGGATGAAAACTGGGTTTTCGAACCATTCGATAAATTTAGCTTGCTTTGTCCGACCAAGACACATCCACCAAAGCCTCCGGTCAGCCCTGACGCCACATTTGCGATGCCTTGGACGAAACTTTCTCGGAACGAATCACCTTTAACACCTAGTGTGCGCTCGGCGTCTTTTACCATAATCAACGATTCCAATAATCCGGTAAATGCCATCGCCGCCGAAAAAGGCAACATTTTTATAAGACTCTCAACATCATATTTTATTTTACTCGATGACACCGCATCCGTTGAAATAATGGACGGCAGCTCCGACTTTAATGCTCCGATATCTTTGACGCGGTCAATATTGTAATATTGTGTAAATATGTAAATAAATGTCGTAATCGCGAACATCGATACAAGACCGCCTGGTATATGAATATGTTGATCTTTGCTGTGGGTGATTTTAATAACACCGAAAAATGCGATCAAAGTAGATATGATGGTAAATAGAGACGTATTCGCCATTTTTAAGCCAGTTAGCCATTTATGTTCTTTATCTTTGAAATTATCGAGTTGATGAACCGCAATAAGACCAGCCAACGCAATCAAAAACCCTGACATGATGTGTTTCGGAACATAGGTAACATATTTGTAAAGACCGGTTATCGCCGTTATAATCTGGATAAACCCGCCAGCGATAACTGTTGGAATAATATATTCTTTTCCGAGTAAGGTGCCTACTCCAGCGATCGAAGTTGCGACTGCCGCAGTTGAACCCGATATCATCGTCGGCATCCCTCCAAATAATGAAGTAATGAGGGACATGACCATCGTATTTTGAATCCCCGTATTGGGCGACAAACCCATAATGAATGCGAATGCGATGGATTCGGGAATCAATAATAACGCAATAGTAAGTCCCGAGAGAAATTCATTCACAAGTTGCGTTGGCGACGCAGAGCCAATCGCATTCATACCAACAGTATATATAATATAAACATATTTTCTGTTATAATATATCAATATATCGTTATATTATAACGTTATTTCTATCGGTTGTTTTAATAATGGATACTCCAACGAATCATAACACAATCAAAATCGAAGGCACGACATATGACATAACGAATTTTAAGCATCCTGGTGGAAATATTATTCAATATGCGAAGAATTCGCCCGATGCGACTGAAATATTCAACGAATTTCATTATCGTTCAAGTAAGGCGACTAAGGTTCTTCATTCTTTGCCCGTTTGTAAAGAAGACAACGACAACGACGATTCTCTCAAACTCACACCTCGCCAACAAGAAATGACGGCCGATTTTCGAGAGATGCGTTCCACTTTAGTCGAGCAAGGATGCTTTGAACCCGACTATATCCATGTCTATTTTCGTTTATTAGAAATTGCATTTTACTTTGGTCTAGGAACATGTCTTGCGTCATACAATATCTACGCATCGATTCTCTCATTCATCGCATTTAAGACGCGTAGCGGCTGGGTTCAACACGAATGCGGACATCTTAGTTTTACCGGTTTGCGCAAGATCGACCGTGCTATCCAAACATTCACAATGGGATTCGGAGGAGGTGTTAGTTCGTCCGTATGGAATTCGATGCATCAAAAACACCACGCAACTCCACAGAAAATTAAGCATGATATTGATTTAGATACAACACCACTTGTCGCTTTTTTCGACCGAGCATTCGAAGAAAATACGAATGGGAAAGCAGCATCACGATTTATGAATCGATGGTGGATGCGGTTTCAGGCATGGACATTCTTGCCTATCGTGAATGGAGTCCTCGTCCATTTATTTTGGACATATTATCTTCATCCAAAGAAGGTCTTACACCGTTTATCTTCAGCGAAAACGAGAGAAGTTTATCTTGAAACAGTATTTGAAGTAGTTTGTATGACGGGGTCTCATCTCTCATTGCCTCTCATTTTCTATTCAGGTGGGGCAAGCGGTGGCGGATTATTATGGTGTTACTTCTTATTGATGACGGTGAATTTCTGGAATTTTATCTATTTATTTGGTCATTTCTCTCTCTCGCATACATTCACTGATGTAATTCCAGAAGACAGACATCTTCTCTGGTTCGAATATGCTCTTCATCACACCGTCAATATTTCTACCAAATCACCGCTTGTAACATGGATCATGGGGTATCTCAATTTTCAAATCGAACACCATTTGTTTCCATCGATGCCGCAGTATAAAAATGCCGCCGCCGCAAAGTATGTCCGTGAGTTCTGTGCGAAATGGTCCGACGCCGCGGGTTTGAAATACGTCGAGCATTCTTATACAACGGCATGGCGACTGATGTTATCAAACTTGAACAAAGTTGGAAAACATTATTATGAAAATGGTTTAGGTCTAGTTCATCATGATTCAAAGGAAGAAACACCAGAACAAGAACAAGAACAAGAACAAGAACAAGAACAAGAACAAGAACAAGACCTTCATTTGGATTAAAATCCAGGTGTATCTACAAATACTGCCGGAGCACTCCCGCCACCGCCACCGCCACCTCCACCGCCACCGCTACTAATATTTTCAAATTGATTTAATATGAAAACGGCTAAAATTGATGAGATACAAACAACAATTGAATCACGAAGAAGAACCTTCACTGGCTTTTGATTATCATGTTCAACAAATCGCATTTCTATAAATTTCAACAAAAAATACACAATGGCGACGACCGCACCGATAATCGCTAATTTTGTCGTATTGAACATCACAGTAATCCTGTATGAATGTATATAGTTCTAAACAGACGTATATACATACAAATTCAATTATTTATTGATTTTTATACGCAAACGCCACACAATACCACAACACACACACAACACACACAACACACACACACACACACACATACACACACCATACAATCCGACTACGATGTCTGGAATGCCATCATGACCGGAGGATAACAAACATACATTACACCACCTGCGATTGCTAAAAATGCGAAAGAAAAAATGAAGATGAGTAAATCGATAATAAATATATTATCATACCACTTCCCTTCATCTTCGTTGCCGTCCGCCATATTTGTAATATATGGCTATTTTTTATAGCTATTATGATTACGCTTTTATGCTCTATAACTACGCTAATACTTCAATATCGTCCAATAGAGGTGGTGCGTTAATTTCCTGTATATCGTTAAGTGTATGAATATCCAATGTATCCAGACGAATATCACCACCAATCTTTATTCGTCCAGAATCACCGTCGGCGTCATCATCGGCGTCATCAGCGTCATCATTATGTGTCATATATTCATTCTTTCTCTCGGAAGCATCGGTTTCAAAGGTTCGAATTTGATTCTCTCCAAACGATATACCGCCACCGCCACCGCCACCGCCACCGCCACCGCCGCTCTTTACAACATTGTTATCATAAACATTTGTAGTGTCACTGGTATTATTATCCGTTTCTAATGATGAATTCGAGAGAATCGCCGATGTTCCATTCAATTCACCAACAAAATCAAGTTGGTCGATGGTTGTCGATGCTGTGTTATCACTCGTATTTACACCGTTAGTGCTACCACCGTCTTGCTCATCACTTCCACCAACCCGATCACGATGACGCCTTCGGCGGGTACTTCCATGATGTTGTCGGCGCCTCGCCGAGAGATTGGCGTCCTCCTCCGAGTGAATGGGCTCTTGTTGAATGACCTCCTCATTTTCAGTAACTTCGACCACGTCTTCAATTGTATCCTCTAAATACATCTTAATGAGTTCCTCCACCGGTATATTGTCACGAATCGTATTATAAATACACTCCTTTACAATAATCTCAAACTCTCGGTTATTACGCTGTGTGTGAAGGGGTTGGATGCCTCTCTCAAAAATATACACGTTGGAATATACTTTTCGTGCGGTGTTTACATAGATCTTATGAATGAAATCCGCCAACTGTGGTATCTTGATATCAACCTTCTTCTGTTTATTACCCACGCGCATGACGGTCATACACTTTAAATGAATAATATGAACACATGTAATCAAATCTTCTAAATACCCACAGGTGCTGCGCTCTTTGATTCGCGCTGTCTCTTCCTTGATAATATTAGGGTTCCATTTCGGAACTCTCGAGAGAAGATTCTGGAATGTCATAAGATACTTATCTTGTTCCTTGTTTCCAACACACAGTTTTACCGCTTCATCGAAAATAGACCGTATGCCTTCTTGAATAAGTGGTGTCAATATATTCACGAGTCGAGACGCCCATTCATTCTTGGATTCGTAAAGAGATGTAACCGAATAATCATCCATCGTAAGCCTAAAACCGATATTGACCTTACATAAATGAAATATTTTCTAAACTTAGATTACAACGAAATACAATAAAATGAAGAAAATAAAATAGTAAAAGTTTCTCATTTCTAAACTCTTTTCGAACCTTGTCAAACATAATGAGCAATTCATATCTACGAATATCGTTCATATCTGGATGGGTATGAATAAAATCAATTACATCGAGAGCACAGTAGGCTTGTTCATAGAGCGACACCGATAAATCGAGTATTTCTTCATAATCTTTACACGTCACCGTGGTCGCAGTTGTGCTATCAGTGTCTCCTTCTCGCAAAAAACTTGGATGGATCTTTATCAATTCGGCCAACGTTCTTTCTCTCGACTTCAATATTTTATTCGTATTGCATGTCTTATCGGCAAGATAAGTATGAAGATTTATTGCGGACATCGCATGGGTGGTTCGCATGGCTACCATCGGAGGAGGGATATAGATATCACAAAAACGTGAAAGAATTGGTTTTAAAAGACTATCTTTATTTTCAACAATAATAAAGAATCGTGTTGAAGAACTGAATAGTTCGATACATCTACGTAATGCGGATTGTGCGTCAATTGTTAATTTATCCGCATTCGTCAAGATAACCGACTTGAAAATGGTTCCTTCTTTCATGTCAATATTTGTTTTCGCAAAAAATTTCAGTTCTTCACGAATAAACCGAATCCCTTTTCCATGAGCACAATTGGCTCTCATTACGTAATTTTTTATAGCAGTTTTATTTCCACCATATATGGATTCAATAAAACGGTTCAGTATAAAAGTTTTACCAGAGCCATGCGGACCATAAAATATAATATTCGGGATTTTTCGATTCTCAATAAAAACATTTAATTTATTATGAATGTTTGTATGGATATCTTCTAATTCAGGATTGTCATGATGAATAGACATGATTACAACAATTCGTTGTAATAATGAAATAATATTGTTTAATTCCATTTCAAATGGATTCTATTTTTTGTTCAGAAATTAATGACTTGGTCATATGGTTGAACATTCGACAATTTACCAGGCATGTTGCTTTTACCGTCGTTGGCAGAACCACTTGCTTCGCCGTCGGTATAATAATAATTTGTCGTGTAGTAATAATTGGTTGGTTTTGACGCCGTATAGAATGCTGACTCCTCTTCATAACTATCTCCATTATACATCCCGAGATATGCTGTTGCGGCAGGTGTTCCATCTTCATAGTAATATGCGTTACGACGGTCGGTTCGCTGGTTACTTGCGGGATCGTTCGGATCAATCCAGTTGCCAACAGTGCGTATGATATTTCCAGCGGCATCACGGAATGAACCAAATAAACCGGGACTTTGGCCTTGGCCGTAGGCGTAGCTTGGGCCTGGGCCGTAGGCGTAGCCTTGTCCTTGTCCAGGAGGAGCACGTCCTGGGCGCCCATAACCACGGAAATTGCGTGTAATACCTCGGCGATAAATATCATCCTCATTCAAAGTAGATACACTCGCATCTCTAGCAATATCATCATAACTCAAGCGTGTTGTTGCCAGAAGATTCTTCTCGATTTGGGTTCCATCTGGTAAATACGTCGCCCATCGAGTTACTTTGAGGCAGTCGGCATCAATACGACAAGCATCAGAACCGGTCTGACCTGGATTATTACATTTCCACGGGCATTTACGCATAAGCAGAATATTATTTCCATCGGCGGATTTGACAACATTACCGCTCGCATCCAAGCGAAAAATATTCTGGCAGTTGCCTTCGTTACTTGAAAGTGTAGATGGTTCGACACATTTACGCACATGACCATCATCACCATAGCGCCAATTTGCGCCATCATACCATGAATCTGGATGACTGGCAATAAGACGGTTACGGCGGGCAATTGCGATATCATATTTCAGCTGGGCTTCTGTTTTTGCGGTGGTAGTGGTAGCAGCACGCAATGCCTTATACGCACTTTCATACTCTTTCTGTGCTTCAATCGCCCAATTCATCTGTCGTTTCACATCCGAAATCAAAACAGATGACGCCGCACTAGTTACGTAGGTGGTTCCATCACTTGCGGTTCCAGAGGTTGTAGGTGTGCCGGTGCTGACCGTGGTAGAAGCTCTCGGTTCAATGGCAGGAAGATTAAACTCACCTTGGTCGAGCACGCCACCTACCGCATTGAATGTTCCACCGAGTGATGGTGCGGGAGAACCCTTATAGGTTCGGATTTTCGCTTGTGTTATTGATGTTCTTGAAGCAGGTGTCTGAAGGCCGGCAATCGAGAGACGAATCGGCGTATCTCTCGGCAAGGCGCCACCCACACTAAATGCGACAACATTCACACCCCCTCCGTATGTGTTGATATCCGATGTAACAACACCCGCATCAGAAATCGTCGATAACGTGCTTTGAAGTTGTGTTGTCGGGTTTGTCCAACTAAACGAAATTCCCAAATCGACATTCGCAGTTCGGGTCACATACGGAACTTGAACTAGGAAAATATCTCCTGAAACCAGCGCATTTGTAAGCATAAGGGTCATCGAAAATGTGGTAGCGGTTCCTGTGAAATTCGGAGACAATTGCGGGCTTTCCGTTGATATTTTTCGGCACATTATGAATTCCGGCACACCTCCGTATGTTGTATCGTTAAATATGCGCAAACGTTTTGCGGCATCAGCCGGCCACAAATTTACGAAAACAAGAATGGGCGAAACACTTGATGGTTCAGCACTGCTGGATAGAGATACATTGGCCATATCACTTCCTGGCGCGATAGCACCCGAAGTTGGATTGATTTCAACATTCTTCCATTTCAAGCCGGAAAGTTCGAGTGAGTATTTTCCTGCGGCTATCGCGGACGTCGTTTGTATCGTATAACGAATAACGAAATAACCGGCATCCGCTTGACCATCCGGAGCAACACTCGCAACCAAACCACGGTTATTTTCCGCAGTATCCAAATTTGCGCCAGTTCCTGACGATGTTCCAGCAGTTGCGGGTAAAGAGCCTGTATAAGCACGCATCGTCACCGACAACCCGTTGGCGTCAGTATTCTGAATATAGTAGGTCGGAACTTTAATCGTAATCACTTTCGCAGCGTTGGCGCCAACACCATCACCGGTTGTGCCACGTAATTCCGCTGTGGTTGTGAATAAGAATCGAAACATCGTTGGTGCGTCTTTCACGTAAGAGCACTGATTGATTAGTAAAGAACCGTCCGTTCGTGAGCCTTGTGTATTTGTAGGCGAATGCGTGCTCTGGGTTCTCACCTCGCCCAAATATCGAACATGATCATTCATCGTTAGTCCTTCAATCACTCCCGTTCCATATCCTTCAGATGGTGCAATCCAGCTACTAAATCCACCATTTCGATAGACCCGTGATACCCAAACACTCGTTAATACTACTAAAATGAGAACGAATATCACGGTGTATTTGTCTTGGAATAATTCACGGAGGTTCATGTATAAATAATTATAATAATGTTATAACTATTATAATGTTATAAAATTATCTCTCGAAAAAAGGCATCGTCCGCACTACCCGCACTACCTGCATCGCACTGATAGGTATTACTTTATTAATACGTCTGAAGACTATGTGTATATGGGTTCTGTCTAAATGCGTTCAAGATGTCCGGTTGAATTCTCTCGTTCAACTTTCCTTCATCGTAACTTTGCGGCATCGTCATCTTACCATAAATATCGATGCTTGGAATGGATGATGGGGCATTCGTCATGACCATCGCACGGTGGTTTGCGCGATCCGAGTCCAATCGGTCAATCTGAACATTGGTATTGGGATTAAAGATCGACATTGAACCATGGTTTGTGACATTTTTATACGTCTTATTCACGTTATTGCGCTGATTATAAGCAGCGTTGTAGAGGCCATTTCCCATACGTGTAGCCGTTCCACCCGCACCTCCTAAATAATCAGTGCTGGTGGTCGCACGTTCAGTATCAACCGGTGTGTTCTGAGTGATTAAATAACCGGCCGCAGCTTGGCGTTCCACATTCAAGTGGTCAAATCCGACCAAACCAACCGTCGTTTCTTTGATTGTCGTTGGTGCGCGGTCGGCAGGATTGAATGTTGCGGTCACAGCAGCAGGAACAGGCATGCGTGCGTTTTCATAAAGTCGTGCGTTTCCTACCACATTCTCCTTACGAGACGGTTTCAACACATCCAACAACGGCGCAACAACCGCCTTCAGCGCTCCATGAATTCCACCCATTTCATTAGGGCGAACAGTAGTCCGGTTATTATGTGTGAATTTATAACTCATACGACCAAAATCTCCCTCTGTCGCAGTATTCTTCTCCGCCGCATACGGATTAATAATCGGCTTACCATCATAGGTCTGACGACGTGTATCTTCAAAATTTTTAGGAGCATACATAGCACTACCACCATCCGCTGGTGCTGTGACACCGAAATACTCCGTTGTGGTAGTCTGCCGATTACTCTCTCGGTCCATCTCGATCGCACGCTGTGTTTCACCCTTCTCAGCACCAGTTGTTGTGAACCAACGATCCGGTGTATTCACAAAAAATGTATCTGGCAGATGCTTTTCCATACGTCCTAAAGTGGCGGTAGTCGGCGCATTTTG